GGAACAGTTGGATCTGTGGGAGATATATCAGGACTACTGGTGTGAGCACAAGCCGTCCATGACTTGCTACTACAGGGACAACGAATTCCTGGAGGTGGGACAGTGGCTGTACAACAAGTTTGATAAGGTCAGTGGTATCTCTTTTCTACCTTACTCAGACCACACGTACCAGCAGGCACCTTATGAGCCTGTGGACAAGGCCACCCTCAAGGCACTACAGAAGGGCTTCCCGACCCAGATTGATTGGGACATCAATGAAGCCTCTGATATGACTGAGGGTAGCCAGCAGTTAGCCTGTACAGGTAACAACTGTGAGTTATGACATGAAGAATATGGAGTAACCGTTAGACTTACCTACGTCCTCTGGCTTATCTTTAGAGTCATGGGGCGTAGGTATTCCTTCAGCTTGCATCTTCTTGATGCGTTCCTTTGACTTCTGGCACATACTGTGGTAGTCAATGGATGTGTAGCTTACAGTGTGCTTGTCGTTGCTCATATGTTGATCCCCGCCTTCCGCAGTTCTTCGTTTTCTTCTTTAACCTTCTGCTTTGCCTCGTACTCTAGCTTACGTTCAGCGCCACCCAAGAGCCAGTAGTATGCTGCCTTTCCTAGAATTGGTAACTGTTTGACGGCATTAGCCACAGCTTTTTCGCCTTTTTCGTCTTCTTGTATCATACCTAAAACACCTTTACCTACTCTATCCGTAAGGTCTTGAGCCGGTAAAGACACGGCCTGTTCTACGACAAACGATCCTACGTTTCCTTGTTCAAGGTATCTCTCTCTGGAGTATTTACCCCAGAACAACAAAGACACTAAAGTTTCGAAAACATCATCATCAAAACTCTCAGGGTCTAGTTCACCTTTAGTGAGGAAGTCTTTTGCTTGCTGTACTGTTGCACCAGAAAGTCCCATAGCCGCAGAGTACCGTAGCAAGTTTGTCGTTGACTCTATTTTCTCTTTAGGACCACCAGCCCTAAATTTATCAATCATATCCCTCCGCATCATATCAATCTGTTTTAAAGTAAAAGTTTTTAATGCGTAGAACACTCTTCCGTTTGGTGAGTTAAGGTAATACTCAGGCATCTCTGATAGCGAGATAGGTTGAACGTCTGACAGTTCGTTCCACAGCATTAGCTTTACGTTGTCTGTCATTCTATCGTTAGCCAGATCGTCAATCAAAGCAGATACATCGTCGCCGTGTGTGTCTCTAAATCTCTTAGCAGCAGCCTCTGGATTTTTCTTGGCAACCTTAGACCACTTATGTAAAGCAGCATTCATAAGAGTTTCTTTACCTAGCTTATCAATCTGGTTAAATCCTGACCATTTAAAAATAAACTCAAGACTTTTTCCTGTTCCGTTTATACTAGACATTTCAGCAGCTACTTGATTAATAAGGCCCATGTCCTCTACCGTAACTGTCCTTTTTCCAACAACACTTTTTAGAGTATTGATTAGGCCGTTTAAATATATAGAAGAACCTAAGTCTCCTAGCTGCGTTAGTGCTGCATCAAACTGCCCAAGCAAAGTAGCGTACTGAAAGTTCTTAAGTCCTGCTATAAATGTACCAGACGCCTGTTCTCCTAAACCAAACCGAGCCGTCAGCATCGCGGTAAGCGTATCAAGCTGGTCAGTGTCCATGCCCTCTTTTGCTCGTTGTGCAACGTAACTAGCAACACTAAGTTCTGCGTCAACTATTGTAGTGCCCTCTTTGTTTACGGCTTGGTTACCAAAAAACTTACGTTTTTCAGTTTCTCGTACTGCACGAGCTACGTACATGTGCAGAGACTCAGGCGCACTATAGTAGTACTGGTCAATTACGTCATCCAGTTCTTCTATTTTTCTTTGCTGTGCCACGGCAGGACCACCCCTACCTGCGCCGCGCTGTCTCTGCAAATACTGAGATACAACTAAGCTGATTTCATCGTCATCCAACTCTCTCCAACTTTTAAAAGTAGTTTTTAAGTTTTTATTTTTTGACGCAACATGGTTTTCCAGGACTCTCTCTACCTCGGCTTTACGTGTTTTACCTACCGCGTTTAACAGTCCGTCGAGATCCCTGACAACACGAGGAAAGTAGTTGTTTCTGTATTCAACCTTGACGCCAGCGTTAGCCAACCCTTCGTACAAATCGTTTAGAACACTCCGAACATTCTCTATCTCAGGTAAAAGTTCCCGCATTTCTTTTGCCGTGCTTTCGCCAGCAATAGTTTTTGCTTCGTCTATGTTTCCGTTAAACAACGCACGTTGAAAACTCTTAAACTCAACTGGGTTTTTCTTGTTGGCTTTTGCAGCGCCTGTGATAAACGTTCCCAGTTTATTCATAGTTTCTGCTGTGTTAACGTGCAAGTCTTTTTCGTATGTACGTAAACGACTAAATGTTTTTTTGTCTATGTTTTTTATTACGGTGCTAATAGGGGCAGCTAAAGTATCAAAAGTTTTGCCTAGCTTAGATGTAGACGCTATTGGATTATCTAACGCTGCTACAATTTTAACAGAAGATTCAACGTCAGGTATTACAGGCTGTCGAGACGCATGTAAAAGAATGTTGTCTAAATCATCTGTGGTTAGGTTAAGTTTTTCGACAGAAGACGACACAATAGTTTCTTCGTCTAAACCAGCAACAACACCTTTGGCGTACTCTTGCTCCAACTTGTCTACTGTTTTGTTAGCGTTCCTCTGTGATCGTGGCGTAGCCTGTTTACCCACAAGTCGATACGCAACAGCCCTAGTACTGTCTTCAGCTTTTTTAACAGCCTCAACACCCCGACGAGTTACAGAAACACCACCTTTTAAAACAGCTTCTGTAGCTCTAGGAGCCACTGCGCCAATGCCCGTCATCATACCAAATTCTACGGGGTCGAACTCACCTTCAACTAACTGTTTAGCAGCAGCAGTCTCAGCGCCAATACCGGCACCAATCGCAGCCTGTGTTATTCTCTTTTTACCCATTGGACTAGCGGTAGTTGGTGTCATCAAGGCACCTGTCATAGTACCTAGTATGCTGGCACTGGTGCTTTTACCGTTGTCTTCTTGCCAAATAATAGTCTCAATGTTTTCTAACTTTGATGCAAACTCTCTACGACTTGCCAAGTATTCCTTGCGCTCTTCGTAGTCTAGGTTTTCAAAGTCAGCACCGTACAGTTCTGCAGGAGAACGATACGTGGGCAAGCCGCCTTCAAAGTCTATGTTTCCCATAGGCATGGCAGCTTCTAGAGACAAACTCCAGTCTTGCACATCAGTGTACGTAGTGTCGTATGCTAACTTAAACTCGTCCCACCAGCCGATGTCCTCTTCAGGTTCGTCTTCCCGCTCGTACTTATTGAGTATTGCCTGTTGTGCTTCCGTAAAACCAGCATCGTCGGACTCTTCAGAGGATTCCTTAGGGTCTTCGTACTTAGCTAGTATAGAAAGTTGTGCTTCAGTAAGACTCATTATCCACCCTCGTTAGCAGCAGCTAGAAATGCGTCACGATCTTTTTGAGACATTCTGTCCCATACATCCTGCGACACACCAGGAGGTGCCTTTTCTGTCGTCGTAACCTCAGTCTGTTGAAACTCACCGTCTTTGATCCTAGCCAGCGTTCGTTCTCTTGCTCGCGCTTCTGCTTGTTCTTTAGTTACGTCTTCTTCACGAATTAAGTCTAAGTACGTAGCCGCCCAAAAAGCCTGTGCTTTAAGTTTGTCTTTACCGTCTAAGTCTGAGTATCTATCGTCTCCTATTAAAGAAACACTACCCAAAGTTAATTCTGTTTTTGTTATGTTAACCCTTCCTTCTTTTTTGTCTGACGTAGTTACTAATTTTGTGGCGTCAGCAGGCAGAGATGTAATTTGAGTAGGGTCGTTGGGGTCTTGGTACGCTCTTCGCTCTACACCGTTAACAGTAATATCCCCGCCCCACACTGGTGTTCCGTCCTCAAGAACATACTGATCCATGTCGGCTGTTTGAATCTCAGCTTTTCCTCCGTCTTTAATCAGGTTCTTTGCTCCGGTAATCGTGATTACTCCCAGTTCTAACAACTCTGCAGCTTCTGTTGCTTCTGGTCTGTCTAATTTTCTAGCGTTTTCTATAAAGGCGTCTTCTTCTCGTTGAGCCAAAGCTTCTGTAGCAAGTTTAGATACAAGCTTAGGAGGAACATCTTTAAATTCACCGGCGACTACTGCTTGACCAAACGCAGTATCAGACAAATCACTGGCAGTAACAAACGCTTCTAAACCTGCTTGGCCTTGCTCGGCTGCTGCTGTCGCTTGCCTAGCAGTACGCAAAACATCTCCAACCTGCGCGTCTGTGTACATGCCACTTTCTACGTCATCAGCAAGGTCGTCTGAACCCATAGCCCTTAGTTGTTCAACAGCGTTTTCTCTTTTAGCTTTTTGACCCACTAATTTTTGAGTATCCATTGCTCCTCTAAGAGCCGACGACGGATCTTTGTACTGCCCAGCAATTAACCCACGTATGCCGATAGAAGCGTCTTCAGGAGACATACCAGCGTGTTTAGCTAATTCGTTATAAGCTGCCATGTTTTGACCAGTAGCTAAATTAGTGTTAGCTAGTTCAGCACCTTCACGAAATATTTTAGCAAGATAGTCTTTGTCTTCTGCGTCTGCTTCTCGTGCTTTCTTACTCAACATTCCAGGATTTATTGCACCAGCCGTTGTGTACTGATCTACAATTTTTCTAGCTTCTTCTATTTCTTTTGATTGCCTGCGGCGCGTAAGCATTCCCCCAAGCTGTTGACCTGCACTTTTACCAAATGCTTCTATAGGTGCGCCTATTGCTTGACCTGCGAATTTACCTGACTGTGCAAGCATGTTTGCTATTGACTCATTAGCCATTTTAATTTCTCCTGTTAATCAGAGCTAGGCCACCACCACGGCTTTCCTTCCTTGTCGGCTCCTGTAAGAAGACCACCAATTCCTCCTAAAACACTTCCGTAAATACCGCCGTACAAATTAGCAAGACCTGTGCGTTGTCCTACTAATCCTTGGATGTTTCCTAGTTGTGCTTCAAAGTCAAACTCTGCTTGTTGTCTTCGTGCTACATCAGCCATACTAGCTACGTTGAGTGCAGGACTCATGGCAGACAAAAGTGCTGCCTGCGGTGCGTAGCTTTGTTGCAGAAACTGTCCTCCTAAGGTCGCTTGCTGTTGTTGCTCTGCTTGTGCCTGTTGCATAGCGCCCAGCATAGCTGTGTTTTGTGCTTCAGCTTGTGCCTTAGCCATTGTCAGTTGTTCAGGAGTTCCACCAAATTGGCTAGTTGTTACACCGCCACGACCTTGAGCAAACAAGCGTTCTTCTAAAGCTAAACGCTGTCGTTGTTCTTCAGGCCGCTGTGCAGCCCTGATACGTTCGTATATGTCTGTCTCTCGACCTGCAGTGTCTTGCATAGCGTTTGTAAAAAACCCTGAAGCACCGCCAAACAACTGATTTTGCATCGCCAACTGTTCTGCAGAGAGGTTATATTGAGTTCCCGTAGGACCAGCGGTTACGCCTCCTGTTGAACCTGTAACAGTAAACGGCTGAAACGTGGCACTAGGTGGTGTTATCTGCGGAAGAGGGTCTGTATATAAGTTTTTTAACTCGTCCGGTATAAGACCAGAAGTAAGACCTCCTAAAAGGTCGCTTAGAATACCCATCAGTAAGTCCCTCCGTCAATCGTCCCTGTAGACAGAGTTCCTGTAAACGTCAAGTTAGGTATAGTAACTGTACCTGTAAACGTAGGTGAAGCTGTGTTCGCCTTGGTCGCAACAGCAACCGCAATAGCGTCAAACTCTGTGTTAAATTCAGTGCCTTGAATAATCTTGCCAGCATCTCCAGAAGGCAAACTATCCTTAGCAGCAAAGTTAGTTGTCTTTGTATAGTTGCTCATAGTGTTTTACCCATTAGTGCTAATACGTTAATTTCTTGGAGAGATAAAGCAAAACCGTTTATTTCTGACTCAAGACCAATAGTAATAATAGTGCCAGCGCCTGTAGTGTTAACAGGAGGTCTGGTTGTTGTTGCTCCTCCGGTAAACTCAGCAACTGTGTACTCTGAAGCTGCTTCGTTAAAAAAGAAGGGAGTCTGGTTACCTACCGTAAACTCTTGTGTACTGTACGATGTACTAAAGTCATACGACCACTTTATGAACACAGTAGCGCTGTTAGCACCAACCAGTGTTGGACGTATTTTCTTTAAGAACTTAAGTTTAGACGGATCACCAAACGTCAATCCGGGACTGTAGTACCTAAAGCGATAGCTAGAAGTTTTAATCGTACCTGAGTCATTGTACTCATCAGCGTACCCTGCGTACTCACCTACGCCGTCCACAGTACCTACAAGGAGCGTACCGTCGTTCTTTCTCTCGTAAGACTTAAACGGTGCAGAGGTCCAACGTGTGACTCTGTAAGCGTTGTTCTCTAGTTTACCCTTGAGATCAAAGCAGTACGTAGTTGACCTGTCAGGAAACGTAATGAGGTAAAACGAGTTCTCAGGGCTGTACACAGACGCCGTTGGTGCAGTTCGTGTTTCAATTAAATTAATAATCTCAGACTTTATGTTTACACTCAAATCAGACAGAGGTAGTGACTTTTCTTGTATAGTCCTACCAAAACTTCTCAGACCGTTCTGAGACATAAACAACACATCAGTACCTATGTGCTGTACAGAGTTTCTACAGATGCACCCAACTCCAGCCACAGTATCAGCCAGTGCCATCATTGCTGGACTCACGGCGTTAGCGTACACGAGGATGCTGTGCTTGCCTAAGATCAGCAGAGCGTTGTTGTGAGCATCCAGTGCCCGTACTTCGTCGTACCCATCAGGCCAAGCCTTAGATACATCTATAGAACCACTGGAGCCACCAGTGAAGTCTGTTCCTATCAGCAGGTCAGACCAGTATATAGTTTGTGTGTCTGCTGCGTTATCTACGATCCACAGTCTACCGTAAGCTGCTAGAGCCTCGTGGCAGTAAAAGTTAGTGTTGGTCGTAGTACCCGTAGCAGTACCAAACGTCCTAAGTCCTGTCGCGTTGTCGTACACCAGAGGCTCTTGTCCACGCTGAAAGAAGTATGCCTTATCGTTAAAGTTTACTATCTTCCAGTTGTCTGCAGAGATTGTGTACGAACCCGGAGTAATGTCAGTAAGCGTGTCATCAGGATTAGTCGTCTGTGCAGTCTTAAATATCTTGTTGTTACCCGTGACAAAGACTTCCTCGTTACCTGCGTCATCGTAAAAGTGGTGCAGCTTAACAGCGTAATCAGCGCCCAGAGGTGTGTTAACAGCAGTCAACAAGTCTACACCCTTACGTGCAGCAATACGCCCACGCTTGTCAATCACAGCGTTGTCAGCGATTTCAGCAAAAGACGGATCCTGTGCAATCGGAGAGTCTTCTGTGTTGACTCCTTTAAACGCAGGAGCAACTAAGTTAATACTTTGTAGCGGCTGTGCCATACGTCAGGCTCCTAGGGAGTGTACCAGATGGTTTCTTCAGGGTGCTTCTGTGCGTCCAGAGCAATCGCGTCAGACAAAAACTTATCAGCAATACCAAAGTACTCAGGTGCTGATGTACCGCCTGTCTCGCCACGCTCACGAGCTAACAGAGCTATCGCTAGGTGTATCACAGGTTGGGCAGGGATGATAAGGTCGTCAGTGTCAGCACTTAAGTCGTCTGGCCTTAGAATACAGTTAAACCTAATGGTGTACGTGTCGTCTGGTTGAGGATACAGGTCAACTTGAGTATCGCCGTTAGAGTCAACACCGTTGTACGTGTAGTACTCAGGTATGCCTGATACGGGACTCTGGTTAAGGTACGCATCGTTAAACCAGTGTGCTGTCTGATAACTCATAAACAAATTAGAGCTATCGTTGAGTACGTCTAGTACCTTGATCCTGTTTTGTGACCCAGTGAGTACGTAGTTAAAAGTACCAGCAGACGTAGTAACAGTCAGGGTAGTCCTGAGTGCTGACCAATCCCAAGCGTCCTCTACCATTCTCTTGGCATCGTTTACTAAGTCACCCGCCAGTTTACTGTAGGTTGTATCTTGTACACTAGACACCTCGTCTTCACGTAAGCG